TGATGTTAGATAACATGGTTGCAGAATTCTGTGCTGGGTTCGATGAAAAACTAGAAGAGCTTGAAGAGGAACAAAACAATGCCTAAAAAATTAAAATGGTCATGGAAAGAAGAAGTCACGCCTGATGTTTTTCTTAAACGTATCGCAGACGAATATTGTGCTGTGATGGAGAGCGTGATGGATATGGACGGTGACATGTATATGTCAGACTATCGTAAGCTTCTCAACGTTTATTATCAATTAAAAAAGGTGGAAGAGAATGATTGATAAGGTTTTTGTGGTCTTTGAATATGATGGCTATGAGTATACGCGAGTCCGTAAAGCTTTCGCATATCATAATGACGCCATTAATTATCGGGACATGCTGACAGATACAGACGACGGGGCATTCTTTAGTTACTTTATTAAGGAAGTGCCGGTTCACTACGCACTTGATCCGAAAGATTTTATGGAGAAAGACAAATGACCAACCAGATTGACGAGCGCTGTGCAGAGCTAGTGATGGACGAGGAAGTGCGGGAGGCCGTTGACGATCTTCGAGCCATCGAAAAGCACAGTTACGCCGCCCTACTCCAACGACTAGCACAAAGGGTCAAAGGCCTTACTGCGGAGCGGGATGACGCTTGGCGCATCTGCGCGACTTGGCGTGAACGAGCGCATGCAGCAGAGGCGAAAGAAATCCCAGAAGGCCACGTTGCGGTGCCGAGGGAGCTGACTGAGGGGATGGTTAATGTCATCTCGTTTTGGCCCGGCCCGTGGACCGAAGAAGGTTTCCGCGAAAACTTTAAGGCCGCTATCGGAAATTGGGCACATAAAAAAGCAAGAGAGAAAGATGATGAGTAAATATAAAAACAGATACTACGCTGAGACTTTAGAAGAGGCTAAGAGTATTTTGGACGAATATCAGCTAAAATACGAATATAAGAATTACGCCTTATATATACAAGACCCTGTAGATGAAAATCAATCATATGATTACCGTTATACCACATCTAGATGGGCGTCACTACGTTACCGTCGTAATAATCTACGGAAACACTACTACTGCAAAGGGACTAGAGATTTAATCGAAAGATTCATTCTTAAAAACGACAAAAAGCGTATTGACAAACAGCTACAGAAGACATACACTGTAGCTACACCTCAACTTAACAGTAAGGAGTACAAAGGTATGACACAAGTTCAACTTATCAAAAACCATCTTGACAGTGGTAAAGGTATCTCGCATTATGAAGCTATGAACCTGTACCGTATTGCCTCTCTGTCGCGTCGTATTAATGACCTAGAGGAACAAGGTTACGAAGTAAAACGTGACCGTAAAAAAGACTTGACTGGTCGTACTTACGTTCGTTATACTAAAGCTGCTTAACTGATCAAAAGGAGATGAAGCATATGATCACTGAAGGTATTGTCGCATTCTGCAATCTCGCAGAGACTGAGTTCTACAATGGTAAGGACACTGGTAAATACAACATCACATTGACTTTGGATGAAGCTGATGCCTCTGTCCTTCGCGAGGAAGGTGTTCACGTTAAGGACTATGAGGACAAGGACGGGAATATTCACAAACAACGTAAGTTCTCGTCTAAGTACCCTATTGACGTCCTTGACCTTGATGACAATGTTGTCTCAAAACACATTCCCTACGGTTCCAAGGTACGTGTTAAGTGGAAAATTGGTAATCCGCATCCTCAGTGGGGTACGTCCACTTATCTTGAGAAAGTGCGTATTCTTGAGCTTTCGGAGCGCACCAATACGGACGACGAGCCGTTCTAATGTATACTCAGCCTAATTCACGGGCTGTCTCGAAAGGTCCCTGTCCATCTTGTCGTAAGGTGGGTAGGGATCAACGAGGCGACAATCTCGTGACCTATGACGACGGTCACACGTATTGTTTCTCATGCGGTTACTATGAGAATGATACACAAGTTAACAAGGACCCTGTAGTGGTCCCTATTCGGAAGGTTCACATGTCTGAAGTATTCTCAGCAATTAAAGACCGAAACATTTCTGAACGAATCGCCAGTAAATTTAATGTGTCCGTGGTTAAAGGCAAAGACGGCACGATCAGTAAACATGAATATCCTTATTATTCGAAGGACGGTAAACACGTTATCGGTAAGAAAGTTCGACAAGTTTGCAGTAAGACCTTCTACTCTGAAGGTGACCTGAAGTCAGCTACTCTATTCGGTCAGCAGCTATGGCGTGACGGTGGTAAGTACGTCACTGTGGTCGAAGGAGAGCTTGATGCTCTAGCTGTCTCTGAAATGTTTGACGGTAAATGGCCTGTAGTTTCGCTTAAGACAGGTGCTGCAGGTGCCGTTAAGGACATCAAAGAGAATCTTGAGTGGCTTGAAAGCTTTGAGAATGTGATCATTTGTTTTGACAACGATGATCCGGGAAATAAAGCTACTCAAGACGTCCTGCCTTTGTTCTCACACGGTAAAGCTAAAGCTGTGTCCCTACCTCTTAAGGACGCATGTGACATGCTTAAGAATGGGCGTGTGAAGGACTTTGTTTCTGCTTGGTGGGAAGCTAAACCGTATCGTCCTGTAGACGTTCTGTCTTTCTCTGACGAGCGTGTATGGGACGCATTCGTCAAACGTGGTACTGAAGAGATCATACCGCTACCTGAAGCCTATGGTGCTCTTAATGCCATGATGAATGGTGGCATTGCCGCTGGAGAGATTACGGTCATTGGTGCTCTTACGTCTGTAGGTAAGACCACTATGGTCAATAACCTCCTCTACGACATGGTTAAACAAGGCTCCAAAAAGATTGGTGCCGTATTCCTAGAGGCAGACGTAGGTGAGATTGCAGAGAAGATCATATCTCTAGAATGTGGTGAGAATATCTCTGTCGTTCCTCAGGAAAAACGTGATAACTCTCTCTATCGTGAGTACTACGATAATTTTAAGGCCAATGATAACGTGTACCTACTGGAGCACTTAGGGATGTCTGACGTAGACGAGTTGTTTTCTAAGATGCGGTGGATGGTTAAAGGTATGGATTGTGATGTCCTTATCATTGATCCTCTCCATGCCGCTGTACGCTCAGACGAGAACGGTACGGTAGATGAATTCATGGACCGCTGCCTTAAGCTTGCTAAGGAGACAGGTGTAGCTATCATCATTATTAGCCACATGCGTAAGCCTAATGTTAAAGACCCTCATGACGTTAATGAGTACGACATGAAAGGTTCAGGTTCAATCAATCAGATTGCCTTCAATACGATCCTCCTAAGCCGCGATAAGATGGCTGATGACGACTACACTCGCAACAGTACACTGGTTCAGTTAGTCAAATGCCGCCGCACTGGTCGCACTGGTCAAGCTGGATGGTTGTACTACGAAGATTTCTCTGGTAGAATGGTAGCAGGATCACCACCAGAATTGAAGGCAGTGGAGAATGAAAATTTCTAAAGCAGTTGTGATCGACATTGAGACTGACTACATTCCAGCAACTAAAGTATGGATGGTAGGATGCCTTGATGTCGAGACGAAAGAAGTTAAGACTTTCCTGCACCCTATTGACAAAAAGGAGTTACAAGAATGGCTAAATGGATACGAAAAGTTTATTGGGCACAACTTGATTGGGTTCGACATGCCTGTGCTAAAGCGAGTGTTAGGCGTTACCGTCGATGGCTCAAAAATAATCGACACGCTAATTCTATCAAGACTGTATAATCCTCAGTTAGAAAGCGGTCATAGCCTCAGGTCATGGGGAGAACGTCTGAAGTTTCCAAAAGAAGAACACACAGACTTCTCTCAACTTTCTCAGGAGATGATTGACTACTGTATTCAGGACTTACGTGTCACTGATAAGCTTTACGAAGTTTTGGTGGATCGTCTAGAGGAATTTGGAGATACATCTATAGAACTAGAGCATAAAGTTCAGGACATCATTACTAGACAGATTGAGACCGGCTGGACGTTGGACTTAAGATATGCGTTCGAACTTCTAGCTACTCTGAAACAACGAAAGATTGAGGTTGAGAAAAATGTACATGACCGATTTCGCCCACTACCTGTCTTCATTAAAGAAGTGGAGCCGCAATATAAAAAGGACGGTAGTCTATCTATCCGTAACCTGCGGTTCTTTAGTGACGATGTTGATTTTCTTCAGCATGTTATTGGTGGGCCTTTTAGTAGAGTCGATTTCCCGGAGTTTAACTTAGGTTCACGCCAACAGATCGGTAAATATCTTCAGCATTACGGATGGAAACCTAAGGAATTTACACCAACTGGACATCCTATTGTAGATGAAGACGTACTAAAGAAAGTCGAAGGTATTCCAGAGGCTACTATGATTGCGGAGTATCTTCTTCTACAGAAACGTATCGCTCAGGTTCAGTCTTGGGTTGATGCTGTAAAAGAAGACGGCAGGGTACATGGAGAGGTTAATACTATTGGTGCTGTTACTGGTCGAATGACACATAGCTCACCTAATATGGCTCAGGTCCCTGCAGTCTACTCAGAGTACGGTCAAGAGTGTCGTTCTTGCTGGACTGTACCTGAAGGGTATAAGCTTGTTGGATGTGACGCTTCAGGCTTAGAGTTACGAATGTTATGTCACTATATGGACGATAAGGAGTACACACATGAAGTCATTAATGGAGACGTACACACAGCAAATCAACACGCTGCTGGACTACCAACTAGAAACGACGCAAAAACTTTCATCTACGCTTTCCTCTATGGCGCAGGAGACGCAAAAATTGGGTCCATCGTGGGCGGGTCTAGAACAGATGGTGCAAACCTTAAACAAAAATTCCTCAACAATGTCCCATCTTTGGGAGACTTACGTGAGCGAGTGGAACGAGCCACTGAAGCAAGAGGATATCTCAGAGGACTCGACGGTCGTAAGTTAATCATAAGAAGCTCTCATGCAGCCCTTAATACGCTCTTACAGTCTGCCGGTGCTATTATCATGAAGAAAGCTCTAGTGATCTTTGACGAGTACAAAGATAAATGGAACCTAGACGTTAAATACGTAGGGAATATCCATGATGAAGTACAGATGGAAGTCCTAGAGAAAGACGCACAGAAAGCAGGTTGGTTGTTTGTTGAGTGTATTAAGGCTGCAGGAGACGCCTTTGACATGAAGTGCCCTCTTGATGGTGAGTTTAAGGTAGGTGATACATGGGCAGCTACACACTAAAACGAGCGGAAAAAAAGAAGAGGATTGTTGAATTAAAAGGTAGCGTATGTTATAAATGTGGTTTAAAATCAGAGTATGTATCAGTGTATGATTTACACCATATTAATCCAAACGACAAAGACCCAAAGTTCAATAAATTGTTAGATAGTTGGGGCTGGAAAAGAATTGAAGAAGAGATAAAAAAGTGCTTGTTACTCTGTGCAAATTGTCATAGAATAATACATGAACAAGAGAGGAGATTTTTAAATGACCAAAACGATTGAAACCTTAGTGCAAGACATCTATGATCTTGTGAAGACCAAGAGAGTTCCTACTGATGTCGATGTTGAAGCAGAGATTGATCGTTTCGGTGAAGCGGTTAAGGACCTTATGAAGAAAGAATATCTTCCTCATGACCGTGAGTTTAGTAAACTACGTCTTTCTGCAGTAGGTAAACCTCTCCGTCAGCAATGGTATTCCTATAACCGTTACTCCGGTGAGAAACTGCAGCCGCATAACTTCATCAAGTTTATGTATGGTAACCTTATTGAAGAACTTCTTCTCTTCTATACACGTATGGCTGGTCACACAGTCACTGACGAACAGAAAGAATGTTTTGTTGGTGGTGTTAAAGGTCATATGGACTGTAAAATTGATGGTGTGGTCGTAGACGTTAAGTCAACCAGTAGCTTTGGATTTAAGAAGTTTAAAGACGGCACCCTAGCTATGGACGATCCCTTTGGTTACGTAGACCAGATCAAAGCATATGCTCACTCAGAAGGTGAACGTAAGTGGGCATGGCTGGCTATGGATAAAGCCAATGGACATCTCTGTGTCTTGGAATACGATCTTGACAATAAAGATGATCCAATGTATTCTTACTATAGTAGGGACATTGAAGAAGTAGTGGAGGAGGTAAAAAAAACTGTGAAGGAAGACGACCGTCCCTCTCAATGCTCGGAACCTACACCGGACGGAAAGTCGGGAAATATGAAGCTCTCTTCTCTCTGTTCCTACTGTCAATACAAAGCGCATTGCTACCCAAACTTAAGAGCGTTCTTGTATTCTACCGGACCAAAGTTTTTAACCGAGGTCGCTAACGAACCTAAAGTACCTGAAATTGATTGGAAAAAAGGAGATTATAATGATTGAATATAAGATTTACAGTAGCTCTCGTGTGGATCGTATGGAGACCGAAATCTCTAAGATGCTGAATGATGGTTGGAGTCTGGAAGGTTCAGTCTTCATTGGCCAGACAGGCCAAATGGCTCAAGCTTTGACCCGTGAAGTCAAAGAAACTGTTCGTAAAAATGCCTCAAAAAAAGAAGTTTCGGAATAAATTTGAGGCAACGGCGGCAGAGGTCCTAAAGGGTCTCTGTCGCTACGAACCCTTCCTAGTTCCGTACATCACTGAACGGAATTACATCCCTGATTTTGTAGGGACAGGAAGTAACGGTAAGACTTTACTCATAGAGTGCAAAGGTTTCTTTAGAGTAGGTGATATTCAAAAGTATAAAGCTATAAGAAACTCAATACAAGATGAACAAGAGTTAGTATTCGTCCTCTATGACCCAAATAAAAAGACACGAAAGGGAGGTAAAATGACAATGAGTTCTTGGTGTGAAAAAGAGGGTATCCGGTGGTTTACCGTAGATACAATTAAAGATGCCTTTGACGCATAAACAGTTCCTTATTAGGCTAGCAAACATCACTGATCCAGAACTTCTTTGTGACGTTCTAGACATTACCTCAGAAGACATTATCGAACGCTTTGAGGACTTAATTGAAGACCGTCTAGAGATACTAAAAGAAGTCTACGATATTAATCTGGACGAGGAGTTTGAAGAGGATGATTAATGATATAGTCGGGTTCGACATATTGACGCCAAGAATGGAACAAGTTAGAATAATCTGTAAAGAGTTACAGGAATACCCAGAGAATTCTTTTGAACGTGTTATTCTCCAACAAGCCATCATTATGTTAATGGACTCATGTGCTATAGATCAGTTAGACCTATTTGACCCTAAAGAAAGGATAAACCATTGATGCCTAAGTATAAAACTAGAGAATCAAAAGTTAGAGACTTCCATCAAAAGATGCGTCTGGATGTCTCAAGCCAACCTAGAGCCTCTCTACTAGCTTTACGTAGTCGATTAATCTCTGAAGAAGCTAATGAAGTTATAGAAGCTTTACGTGACCTAGAGATCGTTGTTGAACGTGGCGGTAATATTGACAAACAGCTTTGGTCAAACCTTTTGAAAGAACTGGCGGATTTACAATATGTGCTCTCTGGAACCTTGGTGGCTATTGGACCTATTGATGTGGATTTTGACGTAGTATTCAATAGAGTTCACGAAAGTAACCTTTCTAAGCTTGACGACAATGGTAATCCAATCTATGATAATAGTGGAAAGGTTGTCAAAGGACCAAACTACCAAAAACCAATTTTTTTTGATCTTGTAGGTTGAGAGGAGAATCAAATGTATGGACCGAAAGTTAAAGAATGTGACGAGCTACACGCAACAAAGTACCGTCTCCCAAATGAAAACTTCGAAGAAGCCGCAGCACGAAATGCCGCTGCCATGTCGGACGACGATGGACATCGTAAAGTCCTCAAACAAATCTTCCTTGAGCAACGATTTATGCCAGCCGGGAGAGTTCAATCCGCTATGGGGTCTCCACGAGACGTTACAGCCTATAACTGTTTCGTATCGGGAGTCATTGAAGACTCTATGGACAGCAT